TTAAAACACCAAACGCTGTAATCACTCGATTAAAGGCCAAATTAACATGATAGACACGTCCGTCCAATTTAATCGTTTGTTCAGGTTGTTTGGTGAATGAAAACATTAGTTATTACCCTTTCCTCTACGTTCTTTGCGATTCGTTCCATATTTTTGTTTTAAATCATTGTCTTGTCCTGCTTCGAAAATAGCTTGTGCAATCTTAGTAATTGTAACCGTACGATTATCTGCATAACGTACAATCTCGTCAGCTGCTTTTTGACCTAAAGCAGCAATTAAGTAATCCTTTGAAATTTTAAGCATTTCTGAATAGGCATCACGTACAAGCGTACGTTGTTCATCTAGTGTCATAGCTTCATCGTAATCAGTATTCTGAATATCATTTAATAATTTACCAATTTTCAACATCATATCTGAAAATTGATCATCCAGTTCTGACGTATAACGAACTGTGTATGTTTTTTTACCGATTGTAAAGTCTTGTGATTTGATAACTAAACTTGTGATATTAATTGCCATGTTATTGGTCTCCTTTTATTTTGCACAAAAAAATCAGGCCTCTCACCCTGTTTGGATGTTTATCGCAGTCATCGTCACTGAATTATTATTAATTATTTTTGGGGTACAGTATTACTAGGTGTGCCTGAAGCTTCAATCTTTTTAGGCTTTCCGTTCATTGCTAATGTAAAGCTGAATGTTTGCTTAACGTTAGCAGCACCACCAAATGGAACGATTGCTGTTAATGTTGCAACGAACACCAATTGCTTACCTTCTGGGTTAGTCCAACGGGCTAATGTACGTAATGAATCACCTACATCCGTAAAACGCTCTGCTACATAATCTTGTGCAGGGTCTCCTAGCAAACGATGACCAGCAACTGCAAATGTCACAGCCTTACCAGTAACATCGTGGTCAGAAAATCCTTCACCACTCCAGTAAGGTGTTGTGTCTGCTGTTTCTGATGAGGCAGGTGTAATTGTTTGAATTCCCTCAGAAAGTGCTGCCCAGTTTGCTTTATCGATATCTTCTAATGCTGTATTACCACTCACATCAATTTCCAAGTGATTTTCAAAGTTTAATTGAAATTTTGTTTTTGCCATGTTTAAAATCCTCTCTAAATTGTTAAATTAGCAGTCCCTGATAGTGACCACACTGTCATGTTATTTTTTTCACCCTCTAATTCGGGTTGATTAGGCGTCATATAATTAAATTCAAATGAATCATCAGTACTATCAAGTACCAAATTCTCATCAGTTAACGCCCCATAAATTGCCCACATAATTGCTGCTGTGTCTTGGGGTGACTCTTCTTGAACCATTAATTGCCAAGCAAAATCCATCTCCTTGGTACCGTTAAAATATTGGACAGTTGTTCGACCGCCTGGAATTGGAAACAAAGCAATACTAGGTTTATCTGTCAAAAAAGAAAGCTGTACAGGAAGTGGTAACTTTAAATTAGTATTTAAATAAGTCGCTAACTGTTCTAAAAAATTATTCTTATTGATACTTCGTCACCCCCTTTTTAAATGTGTCTGTCCATTTATCTATGTTTTTATCCTTGGCTTTTAAATCCCATTTAGGACCAGTACCTGTTGTTGTATAATTTTGAAACGTTGTTTTACCATTATCATTTGTTCCGTAATACTGCGCCCTGGCATAAACTTCGCCAAAGGAAATACGATCAGCTGTCACTGTGCGGTTAGCACGTAAATCTCCTTTTTTAAGTGGGACATATTTATTCATATCTATCGCTACTTGATTAGCTAATGCTAATTTAGCTTTTTGTTTGTTTGCCGGACTAAGCATCTTATCTATGTGACCTACATCTAAATGAATTTGTTGATCAGCCATTAGCGCACCTCAATTTCATAACAAAATGGGTGACTAATTAATGGATAATCAAAGCGATTGATATGAATAATTTCATGCTCAACACCATCAAATTTAACTTTGCCGCCTAACCAACTATCATCAAACGCAATGTTATTGCTTAAGTGCTCTGGGTAAACAAACAGCTTAGCGTTTTTCTGACGTTCTTTTTGGTTATTGCTACCACTTGTGGCTGAACTATCTTCAAAACGAACAGGAACTAATTCTTGCCAATCATAATGTTCTTGCTCACCATACAAATCTTTCTTATCAGCAATCGGTTTAGCAACTTGGACACTATGAACTAACAGGCGTTTGTTAACGTACATAATCTACCCCCGTATACAACAGGCCTAGACTAGCTAGAATATTCATCGTATCTGGCGAGATATACAAGCTAGTGTCATTAGCACTTCTTGCTGTACCACTATTCATACTGATACTAGTGGAACCAATTGAAGAACTAGAAATATTAGCTTGTTCTCTAGCATCTGCAGCTGTTTCAATACCGCTTTTTGCAATATATTCTACCTGTAAAGCAACAGCCTGTTTAAATTGAGTTTGCATCCAATTAGGTAGCTTTAATAAGCTGTTTTCTTCCTTCATCAAGCGAAACTGCGTTATTGAATTAATGGCTAATTCAGCCCTTGTCAAAATCTTTTTAAAGTCTGATTCATCTATCTCAGCAAAGTTAAAACCCTTATACTCGTCATACGTTAAATAGGGCATACGTTACCTCCTATTAACCTTTAGGTGTTGTAGATGTAGTTCCTGAATCTGCTGAGCGAACAATTAAGGCATCATTATAGATTGCTACTCCATAATGTTGATCAGCATTAAACTTCGTTGACTTATGATCAATATCTCGTGCAGACTCGGCTAGTAAGTCACGCTTCAAATAAACCTTTAATGCACCAGGCTTAGTTGCAATAAATTGAGCGTCTTCAATCTTCTTTGAGCGAACAATCTCCCAACCAAATAGTTCTCCAAATGCACCGCTTACTAGAATGTTATCACCTAGTTGCGAAGTACGTGTCCAGTCATTAGCAGCTGCCTTACGTAGTCTAGCAGCATCCTTATATGACAAGAACAACACACCAGTTTGGTCAGTAGCGTCATTTTCAATTGCATCAGGTGCATCAACGAATGTCGCTTCAATTTGGTCTATTAAATCTAAATCAATCTTTGCATTTACGGTTAGCTTTGCTCCTTGTGCAGCTTCCAAAATATCGTTATCAATCTTTGATGCAATCGCCATTCGAATTTGACGTTGTGCTTCACCCACTGGATCACCATAACCAGACAAAACAGCTTCATCGGTTAGCTGCACACCAATCCCGGCTTTCTTAATATCAATCTTACGAGTTGATGTCTCCAATTGTTTGTAATCAATTGCGGCACCTTCAGCCACATCTTCAGCATCACCAATATACTTGTATGATGGTACTGTAATTTCGTCTCCTGGACGTCCTTCCAATGTTGTATCAATTGGTGCAATGCCACTAAATTTAATGGCTTTTGGTAGTTGCGCTTGAATCATAGCCCCCATTACTTCGGGATCAATCATGCTTTCCATATTTGTAACAACCATTAATTACTTCCTCCTACTAATTCTTGGTATTGTGTTGGATTATCGGCTTTCAAAGCTGATAACTCTTGATATGAATAGTCCGCCAATTCTTTTCCAGCCGGTGCTCCTGTTGGATTAGGATTACCTGTTGGCGTAATGATTGGTGTTTTCGTCTCAGTGTTCTCTGCTTCAAATAAGAAGTCATTATCTTTCTTAATCGTATCGAGTTGATCAGATAGGCCAGTTAACTTTCCTTTGTTGTTAAAAGCAATCGAATCAGTGTCTAGTAATGCCATGACAGCTTTTTCATTCTTGGCCCCTGCTTGTCTCAATGCGTTTGAAATCTCATAGTCCTTCTTAGTTGCTTGCAGTTGCTGTTCAGCATTAGCCTTTGATTCATCAAATTTATCCTGTAAGTCCTTTAATTGACCTTGAAGTTCGCTACCCTTCTTCGCATCCTTTTGAGCATCAGCCAGTTGACTATTAACTTCATCAAATTGCTGTTGCAATGAATCACGTTCTTGCTCAGCGGTATCCTTCTCCTGCTTTAAGGTATTTACTTCATTGCCATATTCAGCCATTACTTGTTTAACTTGTTCATCATTTAGACCAAAGCCCTTTAGCGTTTCAGTTTTCATACATTTCCTCCTAAGCTGTTTATTAGCGAGTCAGCCCTCGCACAGATTTTTGTATAAAAAAAGAACAGTTTAATGACGTATTCAGGTCAAAATAAAAGCACCGATAATTTAATATCAGTGCTTAATCTTTAATAAATGTTTTCGCATGATCAATAATTTTTCGTAATTCATGTAACCATTGCTTCTTTTTTGTGTTATCAAATGAATCAGTAAACTCAGGAATAACATCTTGTAAATAATCATCCATTTCAGGATTATCAATTTCAAGCTGATCAGTTTCGTCAGCAAAATAATCCTGAATATCTAATGCATATTTCCATAAATCATCAACAACAAATGCTTTTTCAAGAACATTCAGTACATCATTTTCAATTGCTGTCATAATTGTGTCCAACCATTCCCCTTCTTACGTTGTTTAATAAAAGTCACTATATAATTAGTATCCTTTTCAGTTATTATAGCAATTTTATTATAATATCGCACTAATCTACCATTTCGACTATCAATAAAATTAGGTTTTTTATGCAAAGTATTAATAATAGTTTGATAATTATAATTATATTGGCCATTCTTTTTAAACATTCTTTCTGCCATTCTTGTTACTGCATGACCACTAGATTCGTAACCATCTCTTTTCAAAGAATAGTAAATATCAACACCTTTGTTTCTAATTTTTGTATCAGAAGTTTCCCTAGCTGAATGCTTGATGTAATTGACAGTCTTAACATCTTTATCCAAAGCATGTATTTTTTTACTACTTTTTCTAATTTCTGTATATTCTT